AGAGAGGACTCATTGATTATCTGGTTATTTGTGACAGCACAAATAACACCCCAGATGTTATTGACAACAATGAGTTCAGAGCAGACATCTTCCTGAAGCCTGCTAAGTCTATCAACTTCATCACCCTTACTTTCGTAGCAACGCGAACTGGCGTTTCTTTCTCGGAAGTAGCAGGTAGAGTTTGATCATTAAATCATAAAACAACGGAGGATTTCTAAAAATGTCAACTTTACGCACACTTTCAAAATTCCACAGCAAACTGCAGGGTGGTGGTGCAAGACCCAATCTATTTGAGGTTCAAATCCCTAACCTGCCAGCTGCGGCGACTGGTTCAACCCCCAAGGCAACTTGGGGAACCGATGTACAGGAAAACTTCAGTATTCTTTGTAAGGCAGCAAACCTGCCTGCATCGAATATTGCTTCTATCGATATTCCCTTCAGAGGTCGTACTCTGAAGGTTGCTGGAGACAGAACCATTGATAACTGGACTGTTACCATCATCAACGATGAAGACTTTGGAATCAGAAATGCCATGGAAGCATGGATGAACGGTATTGCTAGACTCAGCAATAACACTGGAGCAACAAATCCAGATTCATATATGACTGATGCATATGTCTATCAACTTGGCAGAGGTTACTCTGGTAAGAGACATAGCAAGGCTAACTCTACTACCGCCGATGGTGGTTCAGTTACTCCTCTGAAGTCATACAAGTTCATCGACATCTTCCCAGTTGCTGTTTCTGCAATCGATCTTTCTTATGATTCAAGTGATACGATTGAAGAATTCACTGTAGAATTTGCAGTTCAAAGTTTCGAATCGATTGGTAGTGGAACTGCAGGCAGTGGAAAAGGAGATCAAACTGGAGTTAATCTGAAGTAATAAATAATAGAGATAAAGTTCTAATATAATAATGTCAAAACTGTTTGGGTTCTCTATTGAGGACAACGAACCACTCTCACCGTCAGCGGTCTCTCCCGTTCCTCCATCTAATGAGGACGGGAATGACCACTACATGAGTAGTGGTTTTTTTGGTTCCTATGTTGATATTGAAGGAATTTATAAAACAGAATTTGATCTCATTAAAAGATATCGTGAGATGGCACTGCACCCAGAGTGTGATAGTGCCATCGAAGATATTGTAAATGAGGCAATTGTTTCAGATTCCAATGATAGCCCTGTAGAAATTGAACTTTCTAATCTTAATGCTAGCGATGGTATTAAGAAGACAATTAGACAAGAGTTTAAGCATATTCTTGATTTATTGGACTTTGATAAAAAAGCACATGAAATTTACCGTAACTGGTACATTGATGGAAGACTTTATTATCATAAAATTATCGATCTGAAAAAACCAGAAGAAGGTATTCAGGAACTTCGTTATATTGACGCAATGAAAATGCGTTATGTAAGGAAGCAAAAACAAGATAAAAAGAAAGATTTAAATAGACTCAATCCTCTGAGAGATGATCCAATGGATTATACTTTCCCAGAGTTAGAAGAATTTTTCATCTATAATCCAAAAACAACTGGCACTGGTAACCCAATGCAAACCAGCACCAGTGGTGGAGTTAAGATGACGAAAGATTCAGTTGCATATTGCACTTCTGGTCTTGTCGATAGAAATAGAGGTAATACACTTTCTTATCTTCATAAAGCAATTAAGTCTCTCAATCAACTGCGTATGATTGAAGACAGTCTTGTAATTTATAGACTTTCGAGAGCACCTGAGCGTAGAATTTTCTACATTGATGTTGGCAATCTGCCCAAAATGAAGGCAGAACAATATCTGCGCGATGTTATGATGAGATATCGTAACAAGCTTGTGTATGATGCAAACACTGGAGAGATTCGTGATGATAAAAAATACATGGCAATGCTTGAGGATTTTTGGTTACCACGAAGAGAAGGAGGACGTGGTACTGAAATTTCTACTCTTCCTGGAGGGCAGAATCTGGGAGAAATCACAGACATTGAGTATTTTAAGAAGAAGTTATACAGATCACTCAACGTCCCCCCGTCTCGCATGGATGGCGAAGGTGGATTTAATTTGGGAAGATCTTCCGAAATCCTCAGAGACGAACTGAAGTTTACTAAGTTTGTTGGTCGTTTGAGAAAGAGATTCTCTGCCATGTTTAATGACATGCTGAGGACCCAATTACTCCTGAAGAATGTAATTACTCCTGAAGATTGGGAGGTTATGTCCGAACATATTCAGTATGATTTCCTGTATGACAACCATTTCTCAGAACTGAAAGAAGCAGAACTGATGAATGAAAGACTGTCACTGGCAGCAACTGCAGAGCCTTATGTCGGCAAATACTACTCTCAGGACTATGTTCGCCGCAAGATTCTGCGTCAAACTGATATTGAAATCCTCGAACAGGACAAACTGATCGAAAAGGAAATTAAGGATGGTACAATTCCTGATCCTGCAACCATCGGACCAGATGGTCAACCACTAGATCCAGCGGCAGGTGCAGGAGGAATGGACCTTGGAGCACCAGTGATGGAACCAGAGATTGATGGATCTGCTACAGAAGCACCAGAGATGCCCAAGGGCGGTGAAATATAAATAACTTTATCTTTGTAACATGGGAAACATGGACGAACTCTTAGACATGATGATTACTGACGAATCACCGTCACAAATCAGCGATAAAATCAAAGACATGATCTACGCAAAAACAGCATCAAGAGTAGATGGATACAAGTCATCTGTAGGAAATGCACTCTTTAATGGGCAACCAGAAGAGGTTTCTGATGATGGGGTTGAATCCACCGATGGCGTCTGATTTATAAATAACTATTATTCATTATATCAATAATGTCTTACATTCGGCACGATGCGAATAATAATGCAGTAAACCCACAACCTGGGAGTACTACAGTAAACCAATTTTCAGGAAATGAAGGTTGGTCTACTGTGACTTATAAGAATTTCAATGCTGATTATGTAGCACGAACATATAACAGTGCTGCTGGATCTTCCGCAAGAACTCCAGGAACATATCAAGCAAGAAATGCTAATAATACTCCTAGAACACCTGGGACATATCAACGTCATGATGCAAACAACAACCCCGTAACAGGATAATTCAATCATGAAACTTATTAGAGAAGAGATCGAATCAGTTAAGTATCTTGTAGAGACTACCAAGTCTGGCAAGAAATCACTGTATATCGAAGGAGTATTCCTCCAAGGAAACATCAAAAACCGTAATGGTCGTATGTATCCTATGGAAACTCTTCGTAAGGAAGTTTCTCGTTACAATGAGTCGAATGTTCAGTCTGGCAGAGCACTCGGTGAACTTGGCCACCCCGATGGTCCTACCGTGAATCTCGATAGAGTTTCTCATAAGATTGTTTCTCTGAAAGAAAGTGGAGATAACTTCATCGGTAAGGCAAAGATTTTATCTACACCAATGGGTAAAATCGCATCTGCTTTGGTAGAAGATGGCGTAAAACTCGGCGTTTCTTCTCGCGGTATTGGTTCACTCAGACAAACCAAAGAGGGTGTCAATATCGTAGGTGACGACTTCATGTTAGCAACTGCTGCTGATATCGTTGCTGATCCTTCTGCTCCTGATGCATTTGTTGAAGGAATTATGGAAGGAAAAGAGTGGGTTTGGGACGGCGGAATTCTGCGTGAAAAGTATGCAGAGCAAACCAAAAATACCATTAATACACTCGTCGATCAAAAGAGATTAGAGGAACATAAGTTGGAGTTATGGAATAACTTCCTTTCTAATCTTTAATTTTATAAATAAATATAGTTTTAATACCCGGCAATAACGGAGAGTTCAAATGTCTCGTGGAGATTTACAAGAAATGGAAGTAAAGACACAGCAATCCAAAACTGCTGTCAACGCTGGAGCATCCGCTCCTGACCCAATGCCTACGATGGCAGATCCAGGTACTCAACTTGCAAACGTCGAAGATCTTGGTGGTCCTACCCCCGAGAACTATAAGACCGACGATGATTCAGCTAAGTTGAAGACACCTGGTGGATCTCTCAAGCAAGTTAAGGATATTGTAAACAAGGGCGCTAAATCAGCAGATCCTATGCCTGCAGGCATGAAGGAAGAAGAGGAAGTTACCGACGAAGTAGTTGCAGAAGCAGAGACATCTGAAGAGGAAGTCGTAGCAGAAGCAGAAACCACCGAAGAAGAAGTTGTTTCCGAAGAGGAAGTAACTGAAACTGAGGAAATCGTTGCTGAGTATAGCGTTGAAGAAGATGTCAACGCATTGCTTGCTGGTGAGGAACTCTCCGAAGAATTCCAAGAAAAAGCACGCACTATTTTCGAGACTGCAATCAACGCAAAGGTTGCAACCATCAGAGAAGAGCTCGAAACTAAGTACGCTGAAAAGTTTGCAGAAGAAGTTGCTTCTGCTAAAGAGTCACTCGCTGAGCGTGTTGATTCTTATCTTGAGTATGTTGCTGACGAGTGGATGTCTGAAAATCAACTCGCAGTTGAAGCCGGTCTCAAGGCTGACATGACCGAATCATTCCTCACTGGAATGAAGAGTCTTTTTGAAGAACATTATGTAACTATCCCTGAAGAGAAATATGATGTATTTGAGAGCATGGTAGAAAAACTTGATGATATGGAGACAAAACTCAACGAGCAGATTGAGAAGAACATCACTCTGAATGCTAGACTCTCCGAGTCTGCTGCAGACGGTATTCTCAATGATGTTTCTGAAGGTCTTGCACAGACCCAGAAAGAGAAGCTTGCATCACTTGCCGAAAGTGTAGAGTTTGAAAGTGAAGAACAATATCGTGGCAAGTTAGAAACACTGAAGGAGTCATACTTCACTCAGAAGAATGTTTCTACACCCGCTAAGACGGAAACCCTCTCGGAAGGCGTTGATTCGGCACCTGCTTCTGTAAGCGGTTCCATGGACGCATACATGAGAGCTTTGGGTTCCACCCTTGGCAAATAATCTGAATTTAACATTAAATCAAACGTAAACATTAACCCGTAAAGCAAATGTTCCAATCTGAACAGTTGCAGGAAAAGTGGGCACCTCTCCTCAACCATGAGGGTCTCGAAAAGATCGAAGATTCACATAAGAGAGCAGTAACCGCAACCCTGCTGGAAAACCAAGAAAAGTTCCTCCGCGAACAACAAGCATTCGCACAGTCTGGATCCTTCCTGTCTGAGCAACCCAATGTCAACACCGACCCTGCTGGAACCGGCAACGCTGGTTTCTCTGGTGCTGGTGCATCACCTGTCGCTGGTTTCGACCCCGTACTGATCTCCCTGATCAGACGCTCTATGCCTAACCTGGTCGCATATGACCTGGCTGGCGTTCAGCCTATGTCTGGTCCTACTGGACTCATCTTCGCGATGCGTTCTAAGTACAACACCCAGCAAGGTGCTGAGACATTCTACGATGAAGTAGATACCTCATTCTCTGGTCAGAACGAAGGATTCGACCTCACCAACGGCATGACTAGTGCTGTTGTTGGTATGGGTACTACCTCACAGGCAGGCACCAACCCTGGCGCTCTGAACCCTTCAACCAATACCACCCAACAGGCATACAATGTTGGTCAGGGTATGAGAACCGATGATGCTGAGGACCTCGGCACCACTGGTGACAACTTCAACCAGATGGCATTCTCGATCGAGAAAGTCACTGTAACCGCTAAGTCCAGAGCACTCAAAGCAGAGTACTCCTTGGAACTGGCACAAGACCTCAAGGCGATTCACGGTCTGAACGCTGAGGCTGAGTTGGCAAACATTCTGTCAACTGAGATCCTCGCTGAAATCAACCGCGAAGTCATCAGAACCATCTACAAGACTGCTGAGTCTGGTGCTCAAGCAAACGTCGCTAACGCTGGCGAGTTTGACCTCGACATCGACTCCAACGGTCGCTGGTCTGTTGAGAAGTTCAAGGGTCTTCTGTTCCAAATCGAGAGAGACGCTAACGCAATCGCACAGCGCACTCGTAGAGGAAAGGGCAACATCATCCTCTGCTCCGCAGACGTTGCTTCCGCTCTGACCATGGCTGGTGTACTCG